CAACACCAAGATCGAAGGTGAGAATGTTAATGTTAGTCAGAAGGAAAACGACACCAGCATTAACACATCTAAAGTAGATAGCTTAATACAAAATAATACTAATGTGCCTATGTGGTACTTATTGTTGTTGGTATTAGGCTGGTTACTTCCTAGCCCACAAGAGATATGGGCAGGGTTTGTCAACTCAATAGAAAGATTAATTCATGGCAAGAAGCGTAACAGTCGTAAAAAAAAGACACAACGATAGCACTAAAGATCTTAATACATACACTGTCCCAGCAAAGAACACTGCTGAGATACACATGATTTATATCTTAGCTACTGCTGGTAACGCAAACGCTGATCTTTATTGGTACGACAGTGACGCAGGAGTTGAGTATCCACTAGCTCATGCTAAGTCTTTACAAGCTACTAACGGTGAATATTTATTACTAAAAGACTTACAGATAGACTTACAAGAAAACGATATATTAAGAGTACAAAACAGTGACGCATCAAGCACGATTACTTACATAGTTACTATGGAATTAAAACCATCATTAGCAACACAATTTCATTCTTAGGAGATAGATATGTACGGATATAAACCCCCTAAACCTAGAAAGAAAACTAAACCTAAAAAGAAGAAGTAATGGCTAAAGGTGTAAAGCATTACTTAAAAAATGGAAAGGTCTGGTCAGGCTCTTATCACAAGATGCCTAATGGGATGTTGCATACAAATAAGTCTCATACAGCAACAAGCAAGCCTTTATATCATTACGGTGATCTTTCAGCTACCGCTAAAAAGAAAGCTAAAGGATAGCAATGAATTACTTAGAGTTAGTTAATAATGTACTGGTAAGACTTAGAGAAGATGAGGTAACTGCTCCAACAGATACTGTCTACTCTAAGTTAATCAGTACCTTTGTCAATGACGCTAAAAGAATTGTAGAAGATTCTTTTCAGTGGAACGTGTTAACAGAGACACTTACAGTCACTACACAGGATGGTTTGTTTAACTGGGTACTGACAGGGGCTGGTCAACGGTTTAGAGTCATGGACGTTATTAACTCTGAAGGTAATCATTTCTTAGAGGGTATAACGTCTGGTCGTATGAACAATTTGTTATTAAACGGTGAGTCATCAAAAGGTTCACCAATGTACTATAACTTTAACGGTGTTAGTAACGGAGATACACAAGTAGATTTGTACCCTATTCCTGATAAAGTTTATAACATTTACTTTAACTTATACAAGCCTCAACCACAATTAACTGACGCTTCTACAGAACTGCTTGTCCCTTCTGAACCTGTTATTAAATATGCTTACGCACAGGCTGTAGCAGAACGTGGTGAAGACGGTGGTTTAGCTGCACAGGAAGCAACAGCATTAGCTGACTTATCACTAGCAGATCACATAGCTATGGCAGAGAGCAGACAAAACGATCAATACGTCTGGGCAGCAGTTTAATGGCTGGTAGACTACAGTCATCAACCATATCAGCACCAGGCTTTCTTGGTATTAACACACAGGAAAGCAGTGTTGATCTTGCGTCAGGCTATGCGCTAGAAGCATACAACTGTGTCATAGATAAGTTTGGTCGTATTGGTGCTAGGCGTGGGTGGAGTAAAGTAAACACATCGTTAAACTCTGATCTAGCGTCTAACAGTGTTGACTTTATTTATAACCTACCTAACCCGGATGTTACTTTTGTTGGTGGCCATAACAAGTTATTTACTAGAGCTAGTGGTGCAAGTACATTAGTCACAGCAGTAAGCACAACGGTATCTAACGCAGCAGGAGACGGCACAACAGCTTACAGCATAACAGCTAATGAGTGGATGGGTGCTAGTATTGTATTTGGTGAGGGACCAACAGCTAGTCCATATGCTTACTTTGCACAGGCTGGTCATTTACCTTTAGTCTATCACAAACTAGGAGCAGACCATGCACACACAGGTGCTTACGGTTTTAACTTACTCAGCGATGCTGGGTCAGTACCTACCACATATAGTTCTGCTTCTGATTTTAAGCCTAACATAGTTATAGGTGCTTATGGTAGAACATGGTGGGCAGACATTGCTAACGATAAACAAACAGTTTACTTTAGCTCGTTACTAGACGGCACTAATCTATCAACAGGTGACTCAGGTTTCTTGTCATTGGTTGATGTGTTTCCTAACGGTGACGAGGTAGTAGGACTAGCAGCACACAACGGTTTCTTAATTATCTTTGGTAAAAGAAACATTGCTGTTTATGCAAATCCTATTGACGTAACTCAGTTGACATTATCTGATTTAATTGCTGACATTGGTTGCATAGCTAGAGACAGTATTGCTAACACAGGTACTGATGTTATGTTCTTGTCTGAGACAGGTGTTAGAAGTATTGCACGAGTCATTCAAGAAAAGTCAGCACCTATTAATGATATCTCGTTTAACGTAAGAGACGAGCTAGTAGCGTTTGTAGAATCAGAAACTAATAGAGAAAAGATTAAAGGTGTTTACTATCCTAAAGATGCTTTCTATTTATTAACATTACCTACGTCTAAGTATGTTTACTGTTTTGATCTACGAGCTAGATTACAGAATGGCGCAGCCAGGGTTACTGTCTGGGATAGTCTTGAACCTACGGCATTACACGTTACTTATACAGGCGATCTTTTCGTAGGACAGAAAGGTTACTTAGCTAAATACTTTGGGTTCTTAGATGACGCAGCTACTTACAGACTACGTTACTACACTAACTACTTTGACTTAGGTAGTCCTACAACACTTAAGTTTTTAAAGAAAGGTAACTTTGTAGTTGTAGGTGGTGTAGGTCAAGACGTAGCATTGAAGTATGGTTTTGATTATGTTAACTCATATCGGTCTATAACTAAAAAGCTACGAGCAGGTAACGTTTACGAATACAACATTGGTGAGTACGCTATTGCAGAATACTCTAGTGGTCTAGTGCTTGAAGAAGTCAACAGTAACTTAGGTGGATCAGGTTCTATTATGCAATTAGGCTTTGAGGCAGACATTAACGCTGCACCTTTGTCGATACAAAAGATAGATATTTATGTTAAAGCAGGTAAAACAATTTAAGGATAGGTATGTCTGATTATACAAAAGCAACTAACTTTGCAGGTAAAGATGCTTTATCATCTGGTGATCCGCAAAAAATTATTAAAGGCTCAGAGATAGATGCAGAGTATAACGCTATTGCTTCTGCTATTTCATCTAAGGCTGATCTAAACGGTCCTACGTTTACTGGAACACCATCAGCACCTACAGCTACAGCAGGTACAGCTAGTACACAAATAGCTACTACAGCTTTTGTTACTACAGGAATTACTACTGCTACAGGAAATCTTGGTACAATGTCTACACAAGATGCTGACTCAGTAGCTATAACAGGAGGTACTCTTACAGGAACTACAGTCAACAGTGTTACTGTAGGTACTAACGCATCAGGAGCTAGGACCGTATCTAACAGCGCTCCTTCAGGTGGTTCAAACGGTGATATTTGGTATAAATACTAATGACTTTATACGTTAACAACTCAGGTACTTTTATAGAACCTGATGAAGTTTTTGTTAAGGATGGTGGTTCATGGAGAACTATTAAACAAGTTCATGTTAATGATAACGGAACATGGAGACAGATTTTTCCTATCTCTGGTACTCAGACATTCGCAGCAGGTACAACATCTTTTGTAGTTCCACAAGGTGTTTACTCTTTAAGTATGACCAACATGTCAGGAGCAGGTGGTGGTGCTAGATCAGGACAACACACAGGAGACTGCTTCTCAAGTAGACCTGCATTTGCAGGAGCAACGGTTGCAAACCAATCAATTGCTGTTACAGCAGGTGAAACACTAACAGTTATAGTAGGTACTGGTGGTGTTGGTGGAGTATATCCAGGGTTTCAACAAGGATTTAGATTAGGTACTTCAGGAGGTGCTACTTCTATTAAGAGAGGATCTACTGTCCTCCACACAGCAACAGGAGGAGCTACTTATAACGCTACTTTTAATAGTGGTTCTAACTTTACAACACCTGGTCCTACTAATGGAACAGGATTTGGTACTGGTGGTAGTGGTGCAGCTTGTGAAGGAACAGGTGGTGCAGGAGGAGATGGCGGAGTAGTCTTTACATGGTAACAGAGTTTGTAGATAAACAGACAAAAGATAAACGTAAGAATATTTGTAACGTGTGTGACAAGAAGAAGTTAGGATTCTGTACAGAGTGTGGTTGTGTGGTCATTACAAAAGTTATGTGGGAGCGGAACAAATGTCCGTTAAATAAATGGTGAAGAGGATAAAGAAATGGGGTTTTTAAAAGACGCATTATCAGTTGCAGCACCTATAGTAGGTAACATGATTGCTCCTGGTATAGGAGGGCAGATAGGATCTATGGTAGGTGGTGCAATATCTGGTAGACAGATGGCTAAGCAAGCAGGAGAATCTGCTGCTCAGTATGATGCTAGGATGCGTCAGCTGCAANNAAGAGGAGCTTTCAAACCTGTCGCTACTAAAACTCTTTTTGGTCAATCTAATTATAAAGTTGATCCTATTACTGGACAGTTACTAGAGGCAGGGTATACCGCATCGGATTCTGTTAAAGCTGACCAAGAAAGATTTGAAAACTTAAAGCAAGCAGGTTTATCTTCTGCTGAACAAGCCGTACCGTTTTCTCAACAGTATGCTGCACCTGCTCAGGGTTTGTTTAACTTAGGACAAAGTTACTTAGCTGATACCCCGGAAGAAGCTAGACAGCGTTATATGCAACAACAGATGGACGCTCTTCGTCCTTATGATATTGAAGAAGAGCAACGATTGCTTGCTTTAGGCTTTGGTAGAGGAACCACTGGTTTAAGTGTAGGTGCTGGTGGTAATCCAATGTTGAAGGCATTACAAGAAGGTAGAAACAGAAGAGGTCTTCAGTTAGCTGCAAACGCAGAAGAAGCTGCACAGCAACAGATAGGCTTTGGAACACAGCAGTTAGGTAAGGCTGCTGGACTAATGGGAACTGGTTACGATACGATGCAAGCATCATTAGCACCATATCAAAGCTATTTATCTAATCAAGCAAACTTAGAAAAACTTGCACAACAACCGTACACAATGGGTCTTAATGCAGGAGCAACAGCTATGACAGGACAACAGTTCGGTGCTGAGTTAGGTCAGGCTGGTGCTGGAGTAACTGCTCAGCAACAAATTGGTGCTGCTAAAAGAAAGAATGAAATGATGCAAGGTTTGTTTGAAGGAGATTTACTTACAGACGCAGGTGACGCAATTAAAACAGGTATCGGTAAGATAGGTGGTTTGTTTAGTGGTGGAGTTCCTGGTTTTGGTGGTGGTAGTTTTGGAGGAGGTCAAGCAGTCCCTTACTCATCAGGTATGTCAACACCTGGATTAATGTTTGGTCAAAGATCATATTAAGGAATAATTATGGCGAATAGTGTTTTAGATGTTTTTGGACCTACTCCTGAAGAGTTAGAATACCAAAAAGGACAAGAGCAAGAAGAACTTGCAAGACAAGATTACAGAGACAGACTATCTACTGCTGGTCAAGGTCTTGGAATGTTTGCAGGATTAGCTCGTTCAGGAGTAAGACAAGGAGAGCAACTTAGAAAAGCAAGACTATTCGGTGAGTCTCCTTCTCCTCAAATGGAGAAAGCTACTGTGATGAAACAAGTCATGGATAAGTATCAGGGACAAGATATGTCTAATCCAGAAGTCTTAGCTAAGATGTCTGGAGAACTAGGTAATCTAGGTTTCCCAAGAGAAGCTATGCAACTGATGGATCAAGCTAAATCTAAAACAATAGGTATGCAAGAAGCAGGAAGAAAAGCAATATTAGATGATCTTGAATTGCAGACAAAGAAAGCAGATTTATTAAAACTACAAAATGAAGCAGAAGGTGGTGCTGGTGATAAGATGACTGGCAAAATGCTTGACGATTTTCTTGGAGAAGCTAAAGTAGCAAAGTCTTATGCTAATCTATCTAGCACATTTGATCCTGATTATACAGGATATACATTTGATGCTATAGGTGATCTGAAGAAATTACAAGCAAAAGCAGTACCAATGAGTGAATTTGATAGAGACTTAACTGCTTGGTGGATGAAGTATCAAGAACAAGTAAACGCTGTTAGAAATGATTTATTTGGTTCAGCCTTGACTGAGACAGAAAAGAATGAATTCTTAAAAGCAATGGTTACTCCAGGAATGGACTCAGAGATTGCTAAACGAAACTTAGAGACTCAAGCTAGAATTCTTAAAAATGCTTATAATGAAAAAGTAGAGGTTCATAAAAAACAAGGATGGAAAGTGTCCGGTCTTGTAGGACAAGCAGGTGTAGAAGAATCTCCTACAACAACGAGCGGTGAATGGTCTGTTGAGGTAATGGAGGAATAATGGCTAAATATAAAGTAACAGCACCAGATGGAAAACAATTAGTTGTTACTGGTCCTGCAGGAGCGTCAGAAGAAGAAGTAGCAGCTAAAGCTCAAG